AACTTTGCGAGAATCGCCGATTCAAACGCGGCTTTAATTTGCGCGTCGGAATCGTCGGCCGATTCGACGGGCATGGTTGGCGCCATCGCCCCTCCGCCCATCATGTCTTCAAGGATCTTGAAGTTGCCGCGTTGCTCGGCGCTCGCACCTTCAATCACTTCTTTCAGAGTCTTCTTCATCGGTTCGAACTCCTTGCCTTCAAAAAGTCCGTTCGTGGTAGCCGGCTCGCAAACGAGATCGACCGAACGAACGCGGTAAATCGATTCCACAGTCATCTTCTGGCCGGTGCGCTTTTGATCGATGTCGGCATGATGCGAGAAGCCGACGATGTCGGGGTTCTTCTCGGCGTCGTAAAGCATCTGTTCCGACTGCGGGTGTTTTGGGTTGTAATGAAAGTCGCCATAGGCTCCGTCATCTCGCATCACCGGCTTGCGAATGACTCCGATTTGCTCAGAATAACTTCGCGCTCGCTTTGGGTTGTCAGGCGAAACGTGGTCGACGAAAACGCGACGGCCTTCATACTGAGACAACGCACGCTCAATGACGGCCTTCGGATAGACACGGCCGTTTGCGGATTCCAGACCGAGAATCTTTACGCCGCGAATGACATTGTTTTCGCGATCGATCTTGTCTGGCTTCCCGAATGACGAACTTTCGGTGATGGATGCCTTGGCCATGCGTGGTCGTCCTACGGGCTTGCGGGAGTGGGTGAGTTCGTGAGCGAAATCTCTTCCTCGCACCGGCAGTTGGGGTGCGCGGGCGGCGGCGATGAGTAGCCGTCGACTCCGCCGGCGGTCTTGCCGTTCAGCGGGCCGCAGATTTCGCAAACGAGATCGTCTTCGGCGGTGCGCCAGCGGCGCACGACGCGCGTTCTGAGATGAATCGCGAGCACTCCGGCGGCCCATCGGCGGCCCTCGTTGTACGCGCGGGTAATTTCCGTCACGGCGGCCGTTGCCGCGCGGCTCGGCGAGAACAGCGGGGCGATACTGCGACCGTTGGCCGCCGCTCCCGCAAGCCCGAGCCGAACGTTGTTGGCCATGCCGTTGGCGAGCATGTCGGCGACCGCCGCGGCGAACTGGTCGGCGGTGTTCGTAGCATCCGGCGGTGCGAAGGCGTCGGCCCCCGTCTCGCCGGCCTTTTCGGAGAACAACTCCGCCGCGGCGTCCTGATACACCCCGGAGAGCGCCTCGCGTAACGACACTTGTGAATCAACGAGAAACGCTCCGAAGTCCGGCGTGCCGAGTTCGACCGACCGGCGGAGCGTGGCGAGATAGCCCGCGAGCGCGGCGGCGAGATCATTTTCACGTTGGGTGCGGTTCGCGAGGGGCATTATGGATACCCCCGGAACGTGGCGCACGTCGCGCGGATTGCGTCGTCAACCGATTCGGTGGCGGCCGGATCGTCCTTCGGCTCGCTAGAATCGGCTTGCGGGGGAGTGGGGTTGCCGTTGGCGTTGTCGTTGGCGTCCGGCGGCAGCGGGTTCCCGTTTTCGTCGACCTTCGGCGGTCCCCCAATCGCCCCGCCAAACCCGAACGGAGCGGCCGCCTTTGCTCCGGCATCCACTTCGGCCTGATAATCCAGCCCGGCCTTTTGCGCCATCGTGGAGACCGACATCGCCCCGGCGTCGACATAGACCTTGTTCGTCTGTGCTTCCTTTAACGGATCGCGCGAGGCGACCGACGGCGGGTCGATCTTCAGGAAAATCAATTCCTGCAACTGTGAGAACGATTCGACCATGCCGTGAAAGCGACCGGCTTGAAACGCGATCTTCAACACCTTCCACAACAAGTCGCGGAAGTGGATCGAATAGAAGAGTTGATCGGCTTCGCGGGCCTTCACGAACGGAGCTTCGGCGACAAGCGAGGAAGCGAGATTCGCGTTGCTCGCGTCGCCGGAGATCATGTATTCCGGCATCGACCAGCGCGTACCGACGTACCGTAAGGCCGCCTGAATGACTTCGATGAACCGCGGGGCGCGTTCGCTGCCGAGCGGTCCGGGTAGGTATTGCTTGCCGGCGGAAATCTCCGTCACTGTTCCCGGCAGGAACGGACGGCGATACACGGGGCGTTGACCGCCGCCGGCCGTCGGCACATTCGTTACGCGGGTCGCCTTCTCGGATCGCTGCGACTCAACGCCGTCGCGCGTCACGCCGCTTGCGTGTTGCACGATGTACGCGATCGCCGCTTGAATCGCCGAACCGACGGCGGTATTTCGCAGCAACTTTTCCGAGTGCAAGAGAAACTCTTGCGCCGCGAGGAAATCGCTCACTCCGCGCTTCACGCAGCTATCGACGTTGCGCTTGATGTGCTGAACGCGATCGACGGTGAGGTAATCCCAATCCGTGCCGGTTTCGTTCCACAGGAAGTGATAGCCGAACGGCTTGTCGAAGCGGCAATCTTGCGTGTGAACGCCGAACGACCACGAGGAAGCGAACGATTCGCAATCGACCCGCCCGCTTCCCGCAAGCCAGTTTTCGATCGCTCGCGGAGCGCTCGGTTCCGTCAACTGCGACGGCTCAGCAAACCGCAAATCGGCTTGGCCGCCGACGGTCGGTTCGAGGACAAGCAACGCTTCGCCGTGGCGACGGGCGCGGTTGTCCGCCTCCCGATCCGCCACGCCGTGAAACCTGTTTCGTTCGACGAATCCGTTAATCACGCGCTGAACGGTTTCGATCAAGTCTTCGCTGACTTCGCCGACGAACTCCGCGGCTTGTGCGGTGAAACTGAAGCCCTTCCCGAAGGTGTAATTCGAGAGTGCGGCGAGCGGGCCGACGCCGCCGGCCGATTTGCTCGCAAAGAAGTTGCCGACGGAACGAATCTCCGCGAGATCGTGTTCCGTGCGGAAGATCGAGGCGTCTTCGCCGCGGGCTCGGTCGCCGCGCCGGTCGACGGTGAACGGCGAGACGGAGCGAAACGGCTCATCGGGATCGAGGTTCCGCAGTTCGCGAAAGTCGATCCAGTCGCCCCACGCCTCGCCGACTTGCTGCGCCGTCGGGGCTTGCGGGGGTGCGGAGAAGCCGCGAACGGCCGTCATATCGACGGTCGCGCTCGTTACGGTGGTCGCGGCGAATGTGGCCTCGGCAACGCTCATGCGGTGTAGATTCCGGCATGAGCGCATCTAACTTCAATCGCGAGTCGAAAATTTTATCAGCCGCTACGGCTCGAGCACTTCCCCGCCTTCGTCGTCCTCCGCCCCCGCAAGCAGTTGTTTTGCGAGGCGGTAAGCCATTTCGAGGGCGTCGGGGCCGTCGTCGTGGGAGTGCGGATCGGGAAAATCTCTCGCTTGGGAAACGCACAACAACGCCCCGCGGAGCCCCGCTTGAACTTGATTCTTCGTTGCCCGAGAAGCGGCCCGAGTCGGCGGATGCGAACGGCCTTGTTGACGTGGTTGCTCACGGCGTACGGAGCGGGATCGATGAGCCCCTGTTGAGCGAATTCCCGTTCGAACTCGCCGACAAGCAAGTCTTGCCAGGCGTTCGATTCAACGCCGAATCCGTCGGGATTGAAAGCGACGTATTCGGCGACGGCATCGGCGACCATTTGCGTCGTGTCGCGGCGAGCCATGTTCAAATCGACATAGATCACATCGTCGTGGCCGATCATCACTTTCGCGATGGCCGAGTAGTCGCCGCGCTTCGCATCCTTGCCCTTCGATGGGTCAAGAGCCATCGTCTTCACGCGATACCGCGCCGGCCAATCCTCAAACCAAATGTGATCGTCAAAATACTCGTCCGGCCATTCGTTCTCTTCCACGCTCGCCAACCGCGATTGCTTTTCGCGCTCGAAAGCGTTCCGGCCTTCCGTCTCACGCATCAGCATCAGTTCGTAGAGTGATTCCCATTCGGGCCAGAGGACAATCGCCCCTTCGTCCATCTCCTCGCGGTTGGCTTCGTAAAAGTCACGCGCGTTTCGTTCGGCGTTTGGGTCGTCATGCTGCCGCAATACTTCCGCCCATCGTTCCCACAAGCCCATGTTCACGGGCCACTCGATGATCGACGCGAACGACTTCGACACCCAACCGGGCGTCGTTTCCAAGCGACTGCCGATCGCCTCACGGTGAATGGCAGTGCAGAGATTGACGAAGTTCGTGTGATTCGGCGTGCCGATCTTCAGCACGGTCCCAGTTAGCCACGTCCAGTCTCGATCACGGATGAGCTTCGACGTGATCGCATCGTCTTCTTGAATGTCGTCGCCGATCACGAGTGTCGGACGTTCTGAATCGTTACGGGCTCCGCGGATCGACTGCCCGGCCCCGAAGGCTTGGATCTGAACGCCGTTGCGAAGGCGAATGAGCGACTCCGACCAAATCGAGCCGCGGCCGGCGGCTTCCGGGTAATCGCGGGCAATAAGCGGGTTTTCTTCGATCTGTCGTTTGATGTGCGAGAGTTGTTTCGCCGCCATCGTCTCCGTCTTGCCGAGAAGCAAGATGTACGACTCCGTTCCTTCGATGGCGCACCGTAGAGCGTAGGACGTGTTGCCGACGGTCGACTTCGCACCGCCGCGGGGGCCGACGATGTTGAGCTTGACACCTCGCTGCTTGCGGGCGGCGTGGAGACGATCGGCCATCCAAACGTGCATGGCCGACGGCGCCGCACGAAAATAGTTAGGCAGATACCGCCGCGACCACGAGAGATGATCGAGCGAGCGATCGACGGCCGCCGCCGACTGGCTCCGCTGAATGTATTGCTCAACGTCGGCCGAGAGCCCGCGGGCGAAGGCGCGAGTCAGTTGCGACGGCGAGAGTTTAAGTTTCGAGGGCATCCCCGGACGCCTCCGTGGCCTCATTCACGCCCGCCGCGGGTTTCGGCGGATTGACCGCCGCCTCGATCGCCGCTTCGCCCACCCCCACCCCCGCAAGCCCGTTCACGCGAGCGTGAAAGTCGGTCAGCTTGTCAGCCGGGATGAATTCGGCGATGAGCGCCGCCATGCGAGCGCGGAGCTTGGTGGCGCGCTCCTTCGCGCGCTCCTGCGGCGTGGCGCGCTCGGCGTTCTTGGAGGGCTTGAGGTTGAGCTTGACGGTCTGGGCCTTGGGAGCGGACAGCTTCTTGGGAGGAGTCATGTGAGTCGTGCCTCTATCTCTATGTGTGCGTTTCGTCCTAGCCGGGACTCATCGGACGGGCGAAGTAGCCCGTGACGCACCGCGACTTCTCAGATCGCGTGCCTCCGCTGGAACTCGAACATCGCCTTGAGGAGCTGCTGCTCGGCGAGCGGGAGGTGGCAGTTGCGCGAGCGAACGAGAACGCCGTGGATGCGGGAAAGGAGGTCGGAATAGTCCTGAGTGAGGATGCTGGTGTAGTCGATCCAGAGGACCTTGTTGGACGAGACGCCGTCGAGCGCGTCGCTGCTGAAGATCATGGCGCAGTGGTCGCTGAAGTACTCGCTGCGCTGGATGCGGACGTTGAGGGTGCGCCCCTTGTCGGTGAGCGAGAAGCTGGCGACCGGAACCGGGTAGCGCGCGTTGAGGCGCAGCGTGGCGGCGTGGTAGGTCTCGGGAACGTGCGTGGCGTTGTTTTCCATGACGTCGTATTATACGTTGGAGCGCGTGAAAGGTTTCCGCTTTTCTCAGGATTTCTTGAGATCGCGGAGGAGGCGGTTGCCGGCGGCCGTGTCCCTGGCGATGTCCTTGGCGAGCCCGCCGCAGTAGCGGTAGATGAAGCCGATCGTGCCAGTGGCGTGGATCGAGGCGCTCGAGGTAGGGGTGATCTTGGAGCTGTCGACCTTCCGGAGGTCCGCGAGAGCCCGGCGGAGAAGGTTGCGAGCCTGGTCGAGGGCGATGACGGCGTCGTGGTAGGCGTTGATGGCCGCGACTGCTTTGTTGTTTTCCATGGTAGCTAATACGTAGGAGCGCGTGAAAGGTTTCAACGAACTCTCGATTTTCTTCGCGATTCTCTTCGGAACTCTCTTCGGGAAGTCGTGAGCGAGTGTAACATTCTCGTAATCGAGAGAGCGAATGCCGCTCCTGGCACGCCTCTTGAAAGTCGCGAGCGAGTGTAACATTCTCGTAAAACGCTCGCGCAGGGCGCCGCTCTGGCACACTTTTTCAAGCGCATATCTTTCTGTGCCGGCACGCTTTTTCTTTTGTAAAAAGTCGCGAGCGAGTGTAACATTCTCGTAACTCTCGCGAAACGCTCACTTCTGGCACGACTTTTCAGGCACGTGAAAAACAGGGCCAGGCACGCCTTTTCACGGGCACTCTCGCACTCTTTCTTTTCCCTCGATTTTTCCCTTCACGTGGAATAATACGGGCCCTCCAACGTATTCCTTTACATGGAAAACAACGCCAGCACGAAGCAGAATCCTTCCACGTATGACCTCCTCGACCGGATCACCG